GTTATTTTCTGCGTCGAATTTGTCTTTAAATTGAACCGTGCCGCCTTTGCTGGCCCGTCTACCTACCTTAATTTTTAGGCCAGCTTTAGCCGTTTTGTTAGTCCAATAAACCTCGCGGCCTTTAATAAGTTTGCCGCGAACCATACCCGATAAAGGCGGGACGTCGCCTATTAGTTGGCGGGCTGTTGCAATAATTGGCGCACCAGCGCCTTTAATATCTTTAGTTACTTGCCGTCTGTAAACCTTGTCGTATTTGTTAAGTTCAGCCAAAGTTTCTTTTATGCCGTCAATTTGTAAAACTAGTTTTGGGTTAGACATAAGTTTTATTTTGTTTGTTTAAAATTTCTACGACGGTATACAAATCGTTTATACCAAATTCAATATGGCTAGGCCAGTAATGGCAAGTTACTAACACTTCAGCCATAAGATAACTTACTGTGCCTGGTCGGCTTTTAAATCGGCGGCCTGGTCTACTACTTCGATATTTACAAGGCTGTTAATAAAAGCGTCTAGCGAACTAGGGACGGTTATTCCGTTTAGGCGGCTGGCTTCGTAGCACATATACGCTAAGTCCTCTACGCCTATGCCGTTAGCTATGTCTGAAGCTTTGCGCCTATATTTTCTTTCCCATAGAACTATGGTCATTAAGTTAGTTTGCACTTCGTAATTGTTGCCGTCTTTAAATACGGCTTTAAGTGTTAATTGCATATTTGCCTTTCGTAGGGCAGCGCCTTATTAGCGTTGCTTGTTTTTTTAGTTCTCAGCGGCCAAAGCCGCGCCATTATGAAACGGCTTTAGTTAGTGTGCCGCCAGTAAACGTAAGCGTAATGGTTGATAGTTCGCCCAAGCTCGCGTTAATTGGCGTGTGGCTTTCTAAGTATGTGCCTGTCAAAGTATATTTAGGCGAAGTAGCCGTAGGCGTTACAAGACCTGCAGCAGTTGGCGAAACTGTAATAGTACAGTTGTTAATACCGACAAGCCCATAAATAGTTGCTTCGGTTTCTGTCGCTTCGTAACTCTGATACAGCGTTACCTCGAAGCTGTTGTTTTGCAACGAAGTTATTGAACCTGCGCCGTACTTGCGGGCAATATCTCCGAAACTCGTAGTCTCGAGCTGTTCTAATGAGTACGTAAGCACGGCACTAGTAGCCTGGTCCGTGAGATTTACAGCGTTGATAGTTAGCGCTGGTGAACTTAAATAAACTGAAGTAGCCATATTGGGTTAGTCCTTATCTGTTTCTGTATCTTTAGTTTTACCAGATTTTTTTGTGCTTTGTGTGGATAGGTGGCCGCTGTCTATTAGCGCTTCAACGTTTACGCCTTCTAAATCTTTATCGGTTACAGTATCGCCGCGTTTTAAACCGCCTAGCTTGTCTGAAGTAACTATAAAAGTGTTCATTTGTTTATCCTTACGCTGTCTGGGCTTGCATTGTTACTGTCAAATCATACGCAGGATAAGCCACGCCGCCTACTAAAGCTTCTGTAGGCCTACCGTCCGTAACGCCCACATTAGCACCTAGCACCAGCGAAGCAAGGTTAAGTAAGCTGCGCTGGGCGTCTAAGTTGCCTGGCCCTAAAGTTATTACCCGTACCGGAAACGACATTTTTACTATGTTGGCGTTAAATGCTTCGAAGCTTGGCGCGTCAATAAAAGCGCAAGGCGGGACAAGGTTTCGCGGGTCGTTCACTACTTGTAAACCTGTAACGGCTGAAAGTGTCGTAGTTAAATTTGTTAGCGACGTATTAAACAGGTCTGTAAAGTTTTGGGGCATTATGCAACCGCTGGCCTATCGACGCCTAACAGCTGTTTAATCATTGGCGACAAACCAAAACTATTAGCTGTACCTAGACCGTCAAACGACGCAAAATCTTGTACGCCGCCGCGCTGACGATATAACGCCCCGCCATACATAATTGAACCTAATTTAACTGCTTCATTTGGTACTGTCGTTAAACTTTCGTTTTTGTAACCTGCTTCGCGCCTTCTGGCGTAACAAAAATTGTTCGAAGCTGCCGCGCATTGTGTTAAAAATGCTGTATCGGCTGCCGTTGCTGTGCCAATACCTAACCAGTCCTCTATTTGTGTTGCAGTTATCCAAGTGCAAACAGGCGTAGTAGTTAACGTGCCGGACGCTGCAATTATGTTTACGTTGTCAGCTGTTTTAGCAAATAAAACCTGGTTAGCTATCGGTCTTTCAATGTCGTAAAGAAAAAAGCCTTCTATATCTACGCCATTAAAATAATATTGTGGCAACGCAGCGACGGTATAAGTACCGTTAAAAGTAGCGTCGACGCCTGCAATAGTTACGCTTTGACCTACTTCTAACGGGTCAGCGTTAGTAACAAGTACGACTACTGCGTAATTATCGGTTAAATATTTTTGTTTGACCGAATAGACGGCCATAGCTGGCCTTCTTTCTAGTCGTTAAACGAACTTGACAAACTTGGTAGCGTCTGCCATAAACGCGGCTGCATAACCTCTAAAGGCAATAGTGCGGCCAAGTGTGGCTGGTACGTCTACTGAAATTGCGCCTTTTTGCTGTTCGTAAAACTCGAAACCTGCGGCTGGTCCTGCAGCGTGGCCCATAAACGAACCTGGCGCGTTTTTGTCAACGACAAGCACAAGGCCAAGCGGGTTACCGTTCCAAGTGTTAGCGGCTGCGTTACCTGCAGCGTTTTGACCCATAAGGTTCGGTGCGCCTGTGTACGGAAATACTGGTCGGTTTGCGTCGTCCACTGATGACGAAAGCGCCGCCCAGCTGGCTGGCGTTACCACCATATGACTAGGTAGATAGTTTGAACTTTCGCTAATTTGTCGTGCGCCGTCATAAATTGCAGCTACCCAGTCAGCGCCTACGGCTGTATCTGCGACGCTTGCAGTTTGTGTAATTGCAGCGTGGCAAGTATCGACAGCGTAATTATCTGTTGCCTGACCATAAGCAATAGCTAACTGGTTCAAAATAATGTCAATGCTTGAAGGGTCACTCCAATCAAGGTCTTGTTCGCTGACGGTCACATATGTACCGAAACTTAGTTTTGAAATGTCATTGTTTGAAACAACGACAGTTGAAGCGTTAAGCGGGTCGAATTGTGCCGACTGTTGTGCTACTACTGGCCGTGTCGTAATTTTTGGTCGGCGAAAAGTTGCACCGGCTGTTGGCATAGCGCGAGTACCAATTGCGCTAACAAATGGTCTAATCGGGTTAAGCGAATCATAAACCGAACCCACAATAATTTCTGGCAGAATGCCTGGCGTCGATTCAGTGTTAATAAATGGTGCTACGCCTGGCGCGGCTTCAATTCGTGCCGCGTTAATGTTTGCGTTAAGTTGTGCAAAATCTGAACCGCCGCGCACATACGCTGCGATATATTCCGAAGTCGAAGGCAAACGAAGTTTTTTTGGTTGCGCGTAAACAGTGTGTACGGCTGCAGCTTCGATTACTTGCGGGGTTTCTACTGGTTCGTTCATTTTTGTTACCTCTTGTTCTGGGTCTTGTTTACTATTTAACTCTACTTCTGGTTCTGTTTGGTGGATACTCGCAGCCACCCGTTCAACTTTAGCGGCTTCAAAAGCGCCGTAAGGCAAAAGGCTTAATTCTTGCCAATCGGCTTTAGTAATAATCATTGTGCCAGCTTCGTCAAAGCTAAATTCGACTGGCAAAATACCTACCGAAACGCTATCTAAAACGCCGTCTTTTGCTAGTTGTAATGCTTCGTCGCCTGCGCGGGTTTCGCTTATGCGGGCTTCAAATAGCACGGTATCGCCTACCTGTTCGCGGCTTTCCACAATGCCTATAGGCATAGAACTATCGTGGTAAAGATACATTTTTGGTTTCTTGCCTTCTAACGGCAAAGCACCATTAGCAAACTTTACTTTTTGACCGTCCGAAACTACGGCTTCGACGTCGTACTGTACCGCTACGCCCGCTAACGTTCGTCGGGGCATTTTCTCGTTAGCGGGCGCAGCGTCTAAATTTAAATTTTGCGGCACTAATCTAATCATCTATTTCTACCGTTTCTACTTCTTCGGCTTTTTCTGGTTTTATTTTTTCTTGTTGTTCTAAATAGCTTTCAATGTCGAAGCGTACTACTGTTCCGCGTGGTAGCACGTTATTTGCGCTTAACGTTTCTTGTATGCAGTCAATATAAGGTTTGACGCCGAAGGTATATAAATCGCGTGAAGCTTCGGCGCTACTGACATAAGAATAATTACCAATGCTGACGGACACTAAATAGGCGGGGACGTTTGCAATTCGCGCTATTTCTTTTGCTTGATATTCGGCGGCGTCAATTAAAAGCATTTTGTCGGGCGTCGCCATATTTGGTATTACTTCTACAAATTCGTTAACTGCGCTAGTAGCTGAAGCGAACCGGGCTTCGTCGTAAGCGGCTGCTAAATCGCGTAACTCTTGCGGGGACATAGGTTCGCCGCCAGTTTGCCTAAGCGTTACTGCCGGTTGCAAACTGCTAGCGTTTCGGTTTCGTGCTTGTTCAAGTTTTAGCGCTGTATCTACCGAAGTAGCGCCAGTAAAAATAAGGCCTTGTATCGGGCTTAAAAATTGTATTAAATCTTCGTAGCGAATTGGTAGGCCTTGAAATAAAACCTGTTT